GTAAAACTCATGCATTATCTCAACTATCTAATTCTCTTATTTTAGATATGGAAGGAGGTGCAGATTTTTATGAATGTACAAAAGTTAATATGACTAATCTTAATGAGTTTGATATAATTATACAAGCTTTTTCTGAACAAAAACCTCAGTATGATTATATTTTTATTGATACAGCTACTTCATTAAAAGAAAAAGTTGTTAATCAGTTAGCAGTAAGATCTTACAATAGAGAAGAAAATAAAAATGAATCTTTTGATTTTGATGTAGATAAGTTAGCTTATGGCAAAGGTCAAGTATATAAAAGAGAAGCTTTATTTAAAATTATGGAATTTTTTACAAAGTTCTGTAAGACTTTAATAGTAGTAGGGCACGTATCTGACAAATCAGTAACTGCAACAGGTCAAACTATTAAAGAATTAAATTTAGAAGGTAAACTAAAAGATTTATTGGCTTTAAGAGTAGATGCAATTGGATATATGTATAGAGACCCTGAAAATAAAAATAGTAATATACTATCTTTTACTCATACAGATGATGTAATAGGCGGATCTAGAAGTAAGCATTTAAGAAATAAAGAGTTTAAAATTTCTGAACTTAATGAGAAAGATGAACTTGTAACTTTTTGGAATCAAATTTTTATTTAATAATTAACAATTTAAACAAATAATATAAATTTATATGAATAATAACGTAAAAACAGCTAGTAGTAATCCTGCAATTAAGAAATATTATGGTGTAGGATCTTTTCAACCTATTATGGTAAACCCAAGTGGAAAAGATTTGGGTGCTTTTCTTAATAGACAAATAACTTCTGAGCCACAATATTTAACTACTAAGAATGTTGAGGGACAAGAAGTAAAGTCTTTAAGAGTAGATATTTGGGGTTTGCTTCCTGCAGTAGATGTAAAAACCAAAGTAACTTTTTGGTTAGAAGGCAGATATGATGTTGCTAGATCTGGCAAAACTAAAATGATAAATGGTCAAGGCTTTGCTACATATGTAGAAGATTTATCTGTATTAAATAAAAACAAAACTTGGTATTATACTGAAAATGCAAGAAAATGTATTAAAGGAGAAGATGCAGTAGTTGAGTTTTTTGTTAAACTTATGAATTGGGAAACTGATTTATCTAAATATACTTTGAAAGATGGAGATACTCCTCAAATTTTCTTACCAATAGAAAATTTATTTAAAGGAGATTTTGCTGATTTGCAAAAATTAGTTTTAGATAATAAAACTATTAAAGTATATTGTGGTATTAAAAGTAGACAAGTAGATAACAATACTTACTATGATATGGAAATTTATTCTAAAGCATTTATGAAGGATAATCCTAATAGAAAAGGTGCAAAAGAAATTATAGATGCTTTAATGGGAGAGTATGGCGGATTCTCTGGTAACATTGCTCCAATATCTGAAACTTTAGAAGAATTTAATCCTGAAGAAATAAAAGCAAATACTCCTCCTCAAACTCAATCTAGTACCTTAGGAGATAATCCATTTGCATTTTAATTAAACTCTATTATGATATATGCTTTAGATCAACAGTATGAAATATTTAGGCATTATTTTGGAAGTTTTGACTTAAAAACTAGTTTTAAAAATCCATTAAGAAATGATAAAACTCCTAAATGTTATTTTACAGAAAGAAATGATACTCTTTTATTTATGGACTGGGCATTTAATCCTACTCATTTAGATTGTATTGAATATGTAAATAAACTGTATAATTTAAATGATAGAAAGTCTAGTATAAATAAAATTAATTTAGATTTAAAGTATAGTAATAAAGTTAAAGGTAATTTTTTATCTGAAATTAAGGGGGAGCACCAAAAAGCTCCTCTTTTAATTTTAGAAAAAAAACCTGTAATTGAACAAAAGTCTAAATATACTGGTATTATTAAATCTTTTGAAGATTTTGAATTAAATTACTGGAATCAATTTCAAATTAATTTAAATATTTTAAATAGGTTTGAAATTAAACCTATTAAGTATGTATTAAAAAATGATGTTATTAATTATTCTTCTAGCAAATTTAATCCTATATTTGGTTATTATGATAATGATGAATTATTTAAATTATATAATCCTTTAGGTAATCCTATGCAAAAATGGAGGACTATTAAAGCTATCCTAGAAGGTTATTCTAAATTAGAGTATAAAACTAATGTTTGTTTTATTACTTCTTCTTTAAAGGATACTATGTGTTTAAATAGTCTTGGGTTTGATGCATTTAATTTGCCATCAGAAAACAGTTACAAAATATTGCTACCTATAATTGATGAACTATTTAGCAAGTTTGACCATGTTTATATATATACTGACAATGATGACACTGGTAAAAGATTTTCTAGATTATTAACTTTAGAAATTGATACTAGATTAAATTATCTTAACAACCCTTCTTTTATGAAAGAAAAAGATCCTTCAGATGTTGTTAAATTTTTAGGGTCTAATAGATTATTAGAAATAATTCAAGAAAAGCTCAATAGAGATAAAGTAAATTTAATAAAAAATAATTTAGCTGTTAATTTGTAATTAATATATTAATGTTATATTATTTAATAATTTTAACATTTAATTTAATTTTAAAAAGTTTTATTTGTTAGAAACACTGTATATTTGTAAGCTAAACCATAAAAATCAAATTATATGAACAATTTAATTAAATTATTTATTCTAAGTGAAGGAATTACTTTATGTTTTACAGTTATTTTATTTTATAAGTATTTTATAAATAAAAAACTAACTAAAACTATACAAAATGAAGTAAATAGATTAGTTTTTAAATTAGCTAATTCTTATGAAGAAAATCGTAAGTTAGAAAACAAAATTATAGAGTTATCAAGAAGAATAATAACTTCACAAACTAACAAAAAAGAAGTAGCTTCTGAGTTAGAAAAAAATACCCCAAGTAAAAAACCAAATACTTTTAGAAAACCAAGAACTACTAAAAAAATTAAAGAATAAATTACATAAAAAAACTTTGTAATGTATTTTTTAAATATAAAATAACAGGTTTACTTTTAGAATATATTAAATAGGTTTACTGTTTAATTAATATTATTTATTTATTTAGTTTGTAAGCTTAAAGATATTATGTCTTTAAGTTTACAAACTTTTTTATTTTAATCAAAAAACTATGCTAGAATACACAACAGAAGAATTAATTTTTAAATATATTAATATTGGCTTAAACAAACAACAAGCAATTAGAGCAGCTCTTATTGACATAAATAATAGTAAAAACTTAGAAAAGAAATTATCAATAATTTATAGTAATAATAGTATAGAAATATTTGATAATCTTTTTTTAATTAAAAAAGAATTAGAAACATTATTAACTCAAACTCAACAAAATGATTGATAACTTAAATAAAATTTTACCAATACTCCAGTTTCAACCTGGATATTTTTTTGAAATAATTATCTATAAAAATGATAATTTAGATCAGCCTTATCAAAAAAATAATAATTTAATAAAACATTATATGATTAATAGTTTAAGTGAATTATTTTTTTATTATGATGAAATGAAAAGACTGGCAAATATATTTAATGGAACTGTATATATTAAACTAGGTTCTTATTCTAAAGAACAATTAGGATACAAAATGGTGGAAACCCTTTCTAATAAATTTCAAACTAAAGATTTAGATTATTCTGATATATTTTTAACTTCTATTGAAAATATGAAACCTACTTTAAATTTTTATGTTATTAACTTGTATTTTAATAATTTATCTTTAACAGGTTTATTTAAAATAAGAAATATACTTAAAGATATTTTTTTAGGAAATGAAACTATTTTACCTGAATTAGAAACTAAATCTGGTATGCAAATAATAACAAATCCTTTTAATATTGACAAACTTAAAATTCATCAAGAAGAATATTATAAATGTACTATTAAAAAAGATAATGTAGCAGTTTTATATTGTAATAATAAAAATATATCATTATGATTTTAGCATTAAGTGGTAAATCAGGTTCAGGAAAAGATATTGTTGGAAAAATAATACAATATTTAACAGATAAAGATAAAGGAGGGTATCAACACCCTAATTCTCAAGATGATTTTGAGTCTTATTGTAAAAACTTTAAACAAAAGTATTGCGATTGGGAAATAAAAAAGTTTGCAGGTAAAGTAAAAGAAATAGCTTCTCTTCTTACTGGTATTCCTATAGAAAAGTTTGAAGACCAAGAGTTTAAGAAAAAAACTTTTAAGCAATTAGTAGAAGAGGGGTATATATCACAAGAGTTATTAAATACTTTAACAAAAACTTAACATAAATGTTAGAGAATTTCTACAATATATAACATATATTTGTAGTATGAAATCAGGCATATATAAAATCACAAATCCAAAAAATCAATACTTTTATATTGGTAGTTCTTATGATATAAATAATAGATGGAGAAAACATTTAGAAAGATTAACTAAAGGTAATCATCCAAATATACATTTGCAAAGAGCTTATAATAAAAAAAGTATTGATTTTTTATTAACTGTTGTAGAATACTGTTCTATTTCTGAACTAATAGAAAAAGAACAATATTACATTGATACATTATTACCCCAATATAATATCTGCAAAGTTGCAGGTAGTTCTTTAGGTGTGGTAAGAAGAGAAGAAACTAAACAACTTTTAAGAGATATAAATTTAGGTAAAACACAATCTAAAGAAACTATTGAAAAAAGAAGACAAAAATTAATTGGTAAAAAAAGAACAGATGATGTTAAAAAAATATTATCTGAAAACCAAAAAGGTAAAAACAATTCATTGATTAAAAGTGGTGTTGGATTTAATAAACAGATAGAAGCAATGAAAAAAGCAAATACTGGTAAAAAAAGAAATAAATCAGTAGGAGAAAAAATAGCTAAAAAATTATCAAAACCTGTTTTACAATTTGATTTAAACAATAATTTTATCAAAGAATGGCAGTCAGCTAGGCAAATAGAAAAAGAATTAGGGTTTATTAATAGTTTAATCAATAGAGTTTGTTCAGGTAAAAAAAATAATCAAGGGAATATTTCTAAAACAGCATATAGTTATATATGGAAATTTAAAAAACAATAAAAAATGATAACAGAAAATACAACAATACGTGAGTTTTTACAAACTCTTGGAACTGAATGTTTAAGAGATAATTTATCTAAAAATATTTGGGCAGCTGCTTTATTTGCTGATTATGTGTCTAAATTTAATCCTACAAATACAATATTAGATGAAATGTCTGATATGTCTTATAAAAATTATTATCCTAATTGGATAATAACGGATTTACGTTTTAGCAATGAACTAGCAGATATAAAAGAAAGAGAAGGTATTACTATTAGAGTTAATAGACCTGGAATAAACCTTTTAGACCACCCAAGTGAGACAAGTTTAGATACTGCAGAGTTTAATTATACAATAGATAATTCAAGTACTATTGAAGAATTAATTAAAAAAGTTAAAGATATTCTTGTAAAAGAAAAAATCATATAATTAATAATTTTTTTATAGATTTGTAACCCTTTTTTCCCCAAAAAAAATTATTATTAATGTTTAAAAATTAACAAAAAAAAATGAATAAAAATGAAACAATCTTTGAAAAACAAGATATTTTTAAAAAGAGAGAAAACATATTACCTTATGAATATCCTGAACTTCTAGAATATAAAAAAGCTATTAGACATTCTTATTGGCTAGAATCAGAATTTAACTTTACCTCAGATATAAATGATTTTAAAATAAAAGTTAATGATTCTGAAAGAGAAGCTATAAAAAGAACAATGTTAGCTATTGCTCAAATAGAAGTTAAAGTTAAAACTTTTTGGGCAGATATGTATAAAAGAATGCCTAAAACTGAAATTGGAGATGTAGGTATGACCTTTGCAGAAAGTGAAGTAAGACATAAAGATGCTTATGCTGAATTATTAAATGTTTTAGGCTTACAAAAAGAGTTTGAAACCTTAATAGAAGTTCCTGCTATTAAAAATAGAATTAATTATCTTACTAAATACTTAGATGGAACTAGAAGTAAGGATAATAAAATGTATACAAAAAGTGTACTTTTATTCTCTTTATTTATAGAGCATGTTTCTTTATTTAGCCAGTTTCTAATTATGATGTCTTTTAATAAAGAAAAAAATCTTTTTAAAGGTATATCAAATGTAGTTGAGGCAACAAGTAAAGAAGAAGATGTTCATGGTAATTTTGGTGTAGAAATAATTAATATTATTAAAAGAGAAAATCCAGAATGGTTTGATGAAGAATTTGAAAACTTAGTCTATTCTGCTTGTCAAAAAGCCTTTATAGCTGAGTGTCAAGTACTTGATTGGATATTTGAAAAAGGAGAATTAGATTTCTTATCTAAAGAAACTATACAACATTTTATTATGAATAGATTTAATAATTCTCTTATAAAAATAGGAATGAGTCCTGTTTTTAGTCCTGATATTACTTTACTTGAAAAAACAATGTGGTTTGAAGTAGAGATAACTTCAACAAAAGAAGGGGACTTTTTTTATAAACGTAGCGTAGATTATTCTAAAAAAACTAAAAGTATAACGGAAGATGATTTATTTTAAAAATTACTGGTTAAATGAGGAGAGTAGACTTTATTTAAATAGAGGATACATTACAGAAACTCCTGAAGAAAGAATTAAACACATTTCTTATAGTGCAGAACAAATTCTTAAAATAGAAGGTTTTGCTGATAAGTTTGAAAATTACATGCAAAGAGGCTTTTATTCTTTATCTACTCCTGTATGGAGTAATTTTGGTAAAACTAAAGGCCTTCCTATTTCTTGTTATGGGTCTAATGTAGATGATTCTCTAGATAGCATTTTAAATGCTGCAAGAGAAATAGGCTTAATGTCTAAATATGGTGGAGGAACATCTGCTTATTTAGGAAATATTAGATCTAGAGGTACTACTATATCTACAGGAGGTAAAGCAGATGGTCCAACTCATTATGCT